GCCGCCGCCGCCCCCGCCGCCGCCGCCCCCCCCCGCCGCCGCCGCCACCCGCCGCCGCCGCCGCCGCCGCCGCCGCCGCCGCCGCCGCCCTTCCCTGCCGCCGCCGCCGCCGCCGCCGCCGCCGCCAGCCGCCGCCGCCGCCGCCGCCGCCGCCAGCCGCCGCCGCCGCCAGCCGCCGCCGCCAGCCGCCGCCGCCGCCGCCGCCGCCGCCGCCGCCAGCCGCCGCCGCCGCCAGCCGCCAGCCGCCGCGCCAGCCGCCGCCGCCGCGCCAGCCGCCGCCGCCGCCGCCGCCGCCGCCGCCAGCCGCCAAATAAAATCGGTCGCTCGCTATCGCTCACTCATTTTAGATCAAAATAATAACTATGCGTTTAATAATCAATTTAGAGTTATATTAATAAGTCACTAAAAAGCTAATCAGTGGAATAATTTACCCGTGCCATAGATAATTAGAAATAACTATTAGCAGAGTCTTCAGGCCCCAGCAAAAATTTTCCTAATTTTTGAAACCTATTGCAATATAGTCAACAATACCACTATCATTACATACAAATTTAGTTTACACTTCTTTATCAACCCTTCTTTATCAACCTTCTTTATCAACCTTCTTTATCAACCAACATGGCAAATAAATTCACTAAGTTTTACACCTGCAAAGGCCTCACTATGAACCTGCAAGACTGGGAAAAAGAATCAGGAATCCCTTTTGGTACAATAAGAGCACGGCTACGTAATGGGATGTGTTTTGCAGAGGCAATTACCACTCCACTCAGAAATCGAGTAGAAAACAATACGTACACGATAAACGGCCTTACCCTGCCACTCTCTACGTGGTGCCAATTCATGGGGGTCAGTAAACAGAGCTTAGACCAGGCAGCAAAAAGACGAGGAGAAACCTCCTTATCTGAGTTAGTTAAGAAAGTAGAGGCAAGCCCTCACCTGTTTCCTCATCATCTCTTAACAGTAAAGACAAAAAAAGGTGCTAACGTACCTGAAGAACCTGTTGTAGAAGCTGTAGAGGCTTGTAAAACAACAATAGCTGAACATGCAGAGTTGCTAACTACTTACGAGGCTCGAATTAAAGAGCTTGAAAATGAGCTTGCTCGTTTAACCCATAATGTTTGAACACCTACTTTGTAGGCACTAACATACAGGGTATGTGGTAAGTTAGTTAAACGGATAACCAATGATAGGTTTACGACTTACAGGACGTAAGTGCAAGGAGGCCCTAATTTATTTCACTTCATATGTCTTTATTACATAAATTTGATGCTATTGATGCCAATGAGCTTGTAGACTTTCTGATAGAAAGAAAGGATCTGCTACCTATTGAGTTACTTCTTAGAATTGATCGCAATTTCTGCCAAGACAGTGAAAGGTTTCGCACGCTACCCTCCACCCCTGCCGCTCCTACCTACCAAATTACAGATGATTTCGACCTAAAAGCTGAGATTATGGAACAAATGATGGCAGTAAGGACGCTAAGAGAGCGAGCCACGGAAGGTGAACCCTTGTCTATTAGAGAGACAAAAGAAGCTTTATCTGCCACCACCTCCTTGCTCACCTTGCTTACCAAAATAAATGGTGATGTGTACAACCAAGATCGAGTACGCTTGCTGCAAATCTGCACTATAGAAGTCTTAAAAGATTTTGACCCAGCACTTCAAGACAAGTTTGTCGACTTATTAGAGGCTAAACTATCAAAATGAACGAGCTATTTTCTGAATACACCAGCCAACTTCGCGACCAACTTAGTTCAAGATCGAGCTTAGGCAGGCTAAGCCACTGGATGGAGACAAAAACAAGCTTAGCAGGTCGACCTTTCTCTTTTTCAGGGCATGAATTTCAGAAAGCTATTGTAGACAGCACTCACCACAATGCGGTGATCATAAAACCCAGCCAATGTGGTATGACTGAGTGTGGTGCTCGCTTTATCCTGTCATTTTTGGCTGTAGAAGCCGACACAGTATCTATGTACATCATGCCCACTGCTCACGAGGCTGTAAGAGCCATTAAATCACGCTTTGACCCTATTATACGAACATCTCCTTACCTAAAGTCTGTCCTCCACTCTGGTTCTGACTCTGCCAGCTTTAAGCAAATAGGGTCAAGCCAACTTTTTTCTACTGGGAGCTTTGGCAAGGCTATTATTTCTATTCCTACTGACTTATTAAGTGTGGATGAGCGCAACTTCTGCAACGAAGAGGCTATCTCCACGGCGGAGTCTAGGCTAACGCACAGCCGATTTGTAAACAAAGACACCGGCGCACGAGGGATAAAGCGCTTCTGGTCTACCCCAACTGCGGTTAACGCTGGCGTTGACGGCATGTACCAGCAATCCAACCAAAACCGTAGGCTGGTTAAATGTAAGCACTGTGGGGTATGGTTTTGGCCTACCTTCCTAAATAATGTTGTGGTACAAGGATGGGACAGGCCTATGGCAGAGCTTATGTACAACGACGCATCCTCTTTAGATCACAAAGGAATGCTGACTACAGCGCAGTTACTGTGTGAATCCTGCCACAGACCTATTTCTGTAGACAATCTTGGACCAGATCATCGATCTTGGGTGGCAGAGTTCCCAAGCAAGACCTATATAGAAGGGTGGCACGTTAACCCTTTTGATTTACCTAACCACCACACCCCTGAGTCCATCATACGAAAACTTATTGACTACCGTAACGACTACAGTCATTTTAAGAATTTCGTATTGGGCTTACCGCATTCTGACGCTTCTAACTCAATAGTGGACGAAGTAATCTTAGCCAACACCAAGATTCGCCCTGTAGCCCCTAATGATGCCCAAGAAAATGGAGTAACAGGGTGTATTATGGGGCTAGACGTAGGGAAAATATCCTGGGCGGTGATAGGAAAGGTAGACTACGCTACAGATTCTATTAACGTGTTGTGGGTAGAGCAGATAAAACTAGAAGGGGAAGAATACGATGACTTAAAAGTAAAAGTATTGAACCTAATGAAAAAATTTGGAGTGTGCCTATTGGTGTGCGATTCTATGCCCTTTACTCCGTCTATTTTATCTATTCAGGCAGCGATGCCTAAAGGGTTTGTACTGCCCAACAACTATTCTCTTAGAGATACCAAACTCCCTCTCTATGTCGTCAACGAAAAAGAGCAGACGGTATCTTCTCATCGAACAAAAGTGCTTAACTTGATGGTTAAAAAAGCGAATAACGGAGAGATTAAATGGCCTGTTCTTGAAGAAATGCTCACGGTTAGAAAACATCTGCAAGGCTCTAGTCGAATCGACAGACTACAGGAAAGTGGCAAGGAAGAGAGCGACTGGATTAAGACAGGCCCAGATCACTATTTTCACGCAGTCAACTACCTCTCTATTGCTCACGAAATATTAAGTCAAGGCTTTAGCGCAGGATGGGCACCTGTCCCTACTCTGCACGAAGTGTTCGTAGGATCTAAATTTAAAGAGGACTCATGATTAGCCTGCATAACAAGGATTGTCTTGAGTTTATGCAAACTCTGCCTGACAGCTCTATCGATTTTTGTTTAACTGACCCACCTTACGGCACCACTTCCTGTGGCTGGGATTCTGTTATCCCGTTTGAACCTATGTGGGTGCAGCTGAGGAGGGTTGTTAAGACTAAAAAAGCAATTGCGTTGTTTTGCACTCAGCCATTCACCAGTGTGCTGGTCGCTTCAAATCTTGCAGAATTTAAGTATTGTTGGACTTGGGATAAAGGCAGGGTAGGCGGGTTTACCTCTGCAAAGCTAAAGCCTCTGAAGTTATTTGAGGATATAGCCATATTTTCTGATGGTAAGACAGCAAACTGCAATAAAAATAATATGACTTACTTCCCGCAAGGCTTGATCGACACACGACAAGTTACCCGATCCAGTACAGATAAATCTAAAACTGGGTACTGGAGACCCTCAACAGAGGGTAGCTATGTACAGACAAAAACAAATTATCCTAAACAGTTAATAAAATTTACCTCAGATAAGGTCAGGGTCCACCCCACCCAAAAACCTGTCGCGCTTTTAGAGTATCTTATCAAGACCTATACTTTAGAAGGTGAAACGGTTTTAGATTTCACGATGGGCAGTGGCTCAACAGCTGTCGCCTGCATGAATACAAGGCGTAAATTTGTAGGCTGTGAGCTTGACCCTATTTACTTTGAAGCAACTAAAGAAAGGTTAAAAAATCTACCCGCACTTACTGTCCCCACACTCTAAGCATGTTTGACAGCCGTCTAACGTAACAACAGAGTTGTTACTGCATTTTTGGCAGAACTTGCCGTTTATTTCTTTAGCCTTGCTTTCTAAATATGTTTTTTGTTCAGGTTCAATTACGCGCTTGTTGATGGCCCCTGTAGTGTACAAGTGGGTCTCTATCACCTGCCCAATCTCTGCAACAAGCGAGTTCATGAACCCCCCGCCTTTTTTGTAGTAGCCGCCTTTTGGGTCAAACACCGACTTCAATTCGTCCACAAGAAACCCTACTTCCCCACCTTTTCTAAACACAGCAGACATAACTCTGGTCAAAGCAATGACCCACTGAAAGTTATCCATGTTTTTTGAGTTTATGAAAATCTCGTAAGGGTGGTAAGATTCCTGTTCAGTGCCTGCATTAAGTACCATGTCATTTATCGTTATGTATAAGGCATGTTCTGATTGCGGGGTTTTGATTTTGTAGGTTGCCCCCACCAATTTCTCTGGTCTTAACAAGGCTTCGTGCATCGACTCTAGCACAGGTTCGGAAGGAGTAGCTATTTTATAACCAACTATTTTTTTATTTATCGAGGTAGGCATGTGGATTTATTGCGCAATATGGGCGTTGTGGGCTAAAAAGAAGCTCACAAGACAAGTAAAAAAAGAAGTAAGAATTACTAAAGAGGACTATATAGCGCAAAAAAGAGACAACGAAGAAGTCTTCGCAAGCGCAAGTATATTAGATCAACTTACTCAATTTTCTGGGTAAGTAAAGATACCGCTGTTGAAAATGCCTCAGTCATCTGCTCATTTAATGAGCAGGAAGCAATAAAAGAATTCAAGGCATCAAGCTTTCCTGTTTTGTTCTTTATTTTTATGTCGTTGGCTATGTCTTTCAAAATATCTCGATGACCTTCGTTGATAAAAGGCAATTCAGAGAAGGTGAGTAGACTACTTACAGTGTCGTCAATTGTCATAATAGTTTCTTGTATTTGTTCAGTAATTTGATTTTGTTCACTAGGTTCTGCAGGCTTATCTCGTGCGTTATCCCTAATAGATTCATGGCTGGAAGGAAGTTCTGAAGCTCCAGCAGTTGCAGCAAGTGTATCGCGTTCCACATGTAGACTTTCTCCTGATGCTAGAGGAATAAGCTCACACCCTCTTGGTGTTAACTTGTGTAGGTTCTGCTTATGCCTAAGTGTTGTGGTGATATACCCCCCCTCTCTGAGCATTCCAAGCAAGGTGCTCAGCACCCTGATATCATCAGGAATCTCATTTATAGGCAGTTCCCGACAGCTCTGCAACAGCTGAGAACTGGTTCGTCCGCTTGTTCTTCTGTAATCAGATAAGAGGAATATTATCTGTAAGAGTCTTTCGTTCATAGTTAGTCACCAACTCTATCAATCCCGCTTGCCCAGCTACAATGAGGGCAACTCAGGTCATCAACGGGCGTCCAATCTCCTATTGTCCACCAGCCTTTACACTGGCCGCATTGAAAATGGTAGAGCGTTTCAACCGATAATTTATGTCTAACCCTGCGCTCAACCGGAGCGCAGCCATTTGTTTCTTTATTCATTTGTCATCTCCTGTGTGCCGCCGCCTCGCCCGCGCCGACTTTTAGAGCGTCATGCACTGTAGGCCTGAACACGACTACAGCGTTCGGGAAGGGCGCACTGTTCTCGGCCTCGCCGAACTTCAGCCGCCCACGAACGAAGAATACTTCTCCGTTCGCGCAGTAGTCATGCCACCATCGCGTATCTACCCGCGCCGGAAGAAGGCAAACCACTGTGGCCCCGTTTTCTTTTGCGCTCCGGTAAGCTTTCTGCACCCATACAGAAATCTCCCGACCATACGGGGGATTCATCCAGCACGTTCCTTCCCAGTCCTGCGCAAGCCCATCCTTGTCGGGCGTGTAGTACGTCTCGCACTTCGCGTTATCCGGCATGGCGCACACGTCGGTTTCAAACCGGAACACGGCGTGCAGCTTGTCAAAAAACGCTTGTGGCGTCGCCCACATATCCGTCTTGCTCGAAAACATCAATTCGTTGTTCACTCATCTCTCCATCAATCAGGGCATAACACGTCGCTCAACTCGGGCGCGGCTTTATCGCCTGCGCCGGTTAGCTTTGCATTATACCGCGTTATTCACTGTTAAGGCTAAGATTAAGAACACAAAAACAACTAAGGTAATTGTATCCTGTATAATCGTTTGCATAGTTTGTCGAATTAAGGACTGGTAAGTTATTTTAACACTTAATTAATCATTACGCCGTATTTCTGCATCTGTTCTTTGTACATGCGCTCATCATACTCTTTCTTACTTGTGAAACCTGCTCTCTCCCAAACCTCCAATACTTTTTTCTTTTCAGTTGTGCCCTGCGCCAACTCCCAATCGTGTCCCCAATCATCTTTCAAAGCATTGCTTAAAAAACCTGCATATGATTTCTCTGCTTTACTGTTGCTGTATAAGATATTTCTCTTTACATAATCAAAACCATTCTTCTTTTCAAATGACTCTATCGCAGAAAGCACGGTTTTTTTGTTTTGGTGCTGTTCTGGGACAAGGTTGAGTAAAGCCTCTACCTTGGCATTCACTTCTTGTGTTGCGTCAAGCGTAAGCATGATAGGAGCCAGTATTTTAAGAGGCGACGCAGCCTGTTTTTTTGTAAGTATCTTGAACCGTATCGCTCCCACCCCGCGTCCGTACTTTATTTCCTCAAATTCAAAATACACATCAGAAGTTAGCTCCAGTTCCTTTTGCACAGGCACCAACACCCGTGCTTTAAAATTGGCGTACAAAGTGTACTCGTCTTCTGCTATCCCTAAGATGCTGCGCAGAGGCTCTAACTCAACCTCGCGGCTCTTTAACCGCTCGTACTGTTTTAGTAGCATATATATGCGCATCGTGTATTGGCTCTTAAAGCTCAACAACATCTCCAGCTTACTGGAGGTGAAATTGCCTTTAATCTGTAAAAGGTACGGCTTTAATAAAGGATCAAAGGTTAAGTTAACCATCCCACTTCCGTCAATGTAATCCGCAGAAGAAACCCAGTGCGTTTGTAGCAGTTTATTTGGCTCACGTATTTCGATAACACGGCCCAGTAATTTCTTAGTTAGCTGTTTGCACTCTGCATACATATGATTTCTATCCAAGCCTAAAAACTCTGCCAATTCTTTAAGGCTAATTTTATAAGGTTTAAAATCCTCATCCTCAGGTTGGATTCTGGAGAGCATGGTAAAAACAAGTCGCTGCTCGCCGATGGATAAATTGTATTTAGCTTCGATCAGCTCGTTTGCTTGCGTAACCACTAAAGAAGATGCCAGCGGTTGTTTTTCTATCATCGCCACTCCGATATGTTATTTTACACTATGAAAGTTATAGTTCAAAAATAAGCCGTTTATTATTAATGACTTACCCCCACACAAAAACAGAATAAATTTTTAATTTTCTTCTTGTATTCCGAATAAATCCCACCAAAAAAAGACATAATACCGCCTTTCCGTACCCTTTGCACCTGTTTTGTTATAGTTCACACTGTGTTTGTTATAGTTCACACTATGTAGGTAATAGTTCGCACTATGAAAGTAATAGTTAGCACTATGAAAGTAATAGTTCGCACTATGAAAGTAATAGTTAGCCTCGTAACACCTTGATTAATAAGGCTGAAAAGGCCCTGAAAACAGTTAAAACAATTAAAACAATTAAAACAACTACAGCAAAATATTATTCCCTTGTTTTTGGTTAGCTGGTTTCTTTTTTAAAAAGCTTAAAAACACGAGTTTGTCAGGCTCGTAATGTACACATTAACTTCTTGGCTGCTCACGCAAACAAGGCATTATTTTACTTGTCCTATAATGTGACCTATAATCAGGTCTTACATAATCATAATATTATAGGACTGAATATGGCTAGAGTTGGGTATGCAAGAGTGAGCACACAAGAACAATCTTTGGATGTGCAACTTGATAAGCTAAAAACCTGCGACAAAATTTTTAGCGAAAAGAAGTCAGGGACTACCACCAAAGAACGGGAGGAATTCAATCGCTGCATGAACTACCTGAGAGAAGGGGATCAACTGGTGGTGACTAAACTAGATAGGTTAGCGAGATCAGTGCGCGACCTAAGCAACACTATTGAAAGACTGCAGGCTGAGAATATTGGCCTGATAGTGTTGGACCAAAACATTGACACCACCACGCCCACAGGCAAACTGCTTTTTCACATGCTTGGGGCTATAGCCGAGTTTGAGAATGCGTTAAGAAAAGAGCGGCAACAAGAAGGTATCGCCAAGGCAATGCAAAGCGGGGTAAAGTTTGGCCCAAAGCATAAGCTGTCTGCCAATGACTTAGCTAGTCTTAAAGCAGAAAGAGATGCAGGGGTACCTGTACCTGAGTTGTGTGCACGCTTTAAAATATCACGGTCAACCGTTTTTAGGTTGCTTGCTGAGTTACCTGATTGATTATTTTCAGTTTTGCTCTATAATCATTGAAACTCATCACAAGGACAGAGAACACACATGGCAGTTTCACCCACCAAGTCAGCTAAGAACACTAAGACAGCCACCACAGTCTTGCCTAGAAAGCTGATTACGGGTATTCAGACTGTTGACCTTTCCACTAAGAAAGGTACCGATGTATCCCTTCCTGACTCTGCTCCCTTCTATCTAAATTCTACCATTGCCTCAGTACGCAGCGCAGCCAATGCTTACGAGGCAATGCGTGCGCTGGTCAAAATTTCAGGGGACGTAGCGATGGCGGTTACATCCTACGTCCGCTTAGCGGATACAGACTTAAACTATCGCGTGTACGATGCCACCCACCAACTCTCCTCAGACGGTATGCTGGTGTTGCGGTCTTTGTTAGCATCTTTCGACAACCTGAACGACTACACGTATGGCTACGATGATAGGATGCCAATGGCGGTTATCTCTGAATCCATGTTGATGGAAGTGATGATGACAGGTGCGTGCGCAATGGAGTTGGTGCTAGATAAAGCAAGACTGCCTTTTAGGCTACAGCCTGTAAGCCCCTCAAAGCTGAAATGGCGCATTTCTACGGTAGACATAGGTAATGGGGTTAGTTACAAGATAATTCCTTGGCAACAAGCGCAAGGGGTTACTGTACTGCTGGATATACCCACCTTCTTTACTGCACGGTTAGATCATGACGTAACTGTAACCTATCCTAAGCCTCCAATGGAGTCTGCAATCAACTCCGCAATATTTTCGTCCGAGGTTATTCAAGACATACGCAGAGTGGTAAGAAGATCAGGGCATAGCAGATTGCTGGTTACCTTAGATACCGAAAAACTGTTGGGTGCATCTCCTGCTGAGGTTAGGGGTGATCCAGTAAAAATGCAGACGTGGTTAGAAGGGATTCGATCAAGCCTAGAATCCCAGCTGGCTGAGCTAAACCCAGAGTCAGGGCTGGTTGTGTTTGACTCAGTTAAAGCGGAATATTTAAACTCTGAAATAGGTGCCTCTGCCGACTATGGCCCGCTTGTAGACATTGTTGACGGACAGCTTGCTACTGCACTAAGAACACCTCCCTCAATTTTAGGTAAGCGCATGGGTGGGTCACAAAACGTGTCCAGTTCTGAATCCTTATTGTTTTTAAAGCATGTAGAGGGGCTACACAAATCAGTAGAATCAGTTTTTTCTAGGGCGTTAACCCTTGCTGTCCGCCTATTAGGGTTTGATGGTTACGTAAAAGCAGAATATTCACCAGTGAACTTGCGGCCAAAAGAAGAACTTGAGGCCTTTATGCAAATGAAGCAAGCAAGAGTGCTGGAGAGATTGTCCTATGGTTTCTATACAGATCAAGAAGCTGCAGAAGAGTTAGGTACGGGGATGCTATCCCCAACTGCGCAGCCGTTAAGTGGAACTAGATTCTACGGAAACGGCCAAGCAGCTATGGACCCTACTGCAATTGCGAATGGCGGTGACCCCGCTAAACGCGCTCTGACTGGAAACAATGCTACGCCTAAAAAGGCAGGGGGCAAAAGCCAATGAAAAGGTTAATAACGGAAGAAATGGAGGAATGTATAAAAAAATATTCCTCTAAGTACAAGCTAGACCCAAAGGTGGTTTTTGGGATTGTTATGACAGAAAGCTCGGGACGATGGCAAGCTACTCGTTACGAAAACAAATATCGATACGTCTGGAATGTAGTTAGAAAGGAACCTTTTGTTTTACAAAAAGGGTGGGGAGATATGTGCCCAAGTACGTTCCCTGGTCTTCCTGGAGTAACTACAGAAAAAGGAGAGTGGACGCTTCAGAGAACAAGTTTAGGTCCTATGCAGGTTATGGGCGCAGTGGCGCGTGAGCTAGGCTATTCAGGTGATTTGAACAAGCTTAACGGAGAGATTGGGATAATGTACGGGGCAAAGCACCTAAGTAATTTATATAAACGCTTTGCTAAAACAGGTGGAATTAAAGGGGTTATTTCTTCTTATAACTGCGGCCAACCTAAACCAGAAACCAACCCTGAGTACGTTTCACGGGTGCTAAAATTTTCAGAACAGTATGAAGACCTCAGCAAAGGAGGGTAAGATGAACATATTATCAAACGCCTCCGACAGCACATTGTTGGCAATGCTTACTGCGCTAGGAACAGGGCTATACGCAGCTGTTCGTTGGGTCTTTGGTCAATTTGAAGAGCATAATGACCGCATTACAGAGTTGGAGCGAGACCAACTAACCCGTGACACTTTCGACACTGCTATATTAACCATTTACTCTAAAATGTCTGAAGGCTTTACTCATGTTGAAGTTCGCATGGATAAAGCTACAGAAAGGCTGCAAGAACGGGTAGATAAGATATTTGAATCTGTATCCACTAGAAAAGATTGATATTTATAGCAATTAGTTAGACAATACCCCTACCACATTTATAACAGGATGTCTATGGACACAATACTTTGGCTAGGGAGCCTCTCTCTGTATCAGGAATATATAGCTAGGCGTGAAGCAGTAGATAATGCTTCACTGCTTAGTTACGCAGAGCAAGACACAGGCTCCACTTATAATTTCGAGCTACTTGGCAACATCGGTGTTATTGATGTGACTAATACGCTAACAAACGACGACAGTATTTTTACTGCCTTGATGGGAGATACATCTTACAACCAGATTCGGAAGGGCTTGATTGAAGCTTTCTCAAACCCAGACGTGCACGCTATCTTACTAAACATCGACTCTGGTGGCGGCACTCCTGCAGGCTTAGATGACATAGCGCGTCTAGTTAAACAAGTCACTGCCGCAGGAAAACCTGTGTACTCTTACTCAGGCGGTACAATGGCCTCAGCAGCGTACTACCTTGGCGCAGCTGCTGCTAAGGTTTATGCTGGGGAGATGGCTACCGTAGGCAGTATCGGTGTGCTCAGTATCCACAAGGATATGAGTGCTATGTACAACAAAGATGGTATTGATGTAACTGTATTTAGATCAGGTACAGAAAAAGCCTTATCTAATCCTTATGAGAAGCTGACCCTACAAGCTAAGGAAGTTATTCAAGAACGTATGGATACGCTATACAACGTGTTTGTGAGCACAGTAGCAGAGTTCAGACATGTCTCGCCAGAAGTTGTTTTAAATAACATGGCGAATGGTAGGGAGTTTATCGGAAGACAAGCACTAGACGCAGGGTTGATAGATGGCGTGATGCCTCTAGATTCTCTGATAGCACAGCTGCAATCAGCTATTGATACGAATATCCACAAGGAGATGACAATGAGGAAAAAGACAACCCCTGTGCTTTCATCCGCACAGCTTGATATGGTGATGGAAGGTGTTGCTATGGAGGATGCTATGGAGCTTGCTCCAAGTGAAGTGCCAACAGAAGTACAAGCAGCTGAACAAGAGGTGGAGGCAGTAACAGAGTTAAGCATAGGAAGTTATATTGCTAAGCCGTCTGAAACTATTCAAAGCTACTTGCAAAGTGAACTAAGCGCAAAGACATCGGAAGTTATCTTGCTAAGCACCAAAGTAGCAGAAATGGAAAAAGAGCTTACTACCCTTAAGGCCGTGCACGACCCGATGAAAGAACTTGTTGCAATGAGCATTACACGTATGCAAATTGGTTTAGGTGCTCCAACTATGGATTTCTCAAGTATGCCTGCTGAGTTATTACTGGCACAGCACGCAAAGATTCGCGAGGTGTTTTGTAACAAAATGCCTGTAGGCGGCATGGCAGCCATTCAAGTTGATGAAGATGAGCCAACCGTTTCCCCTTCAGTGGATCAGTCATATAAAACAAGACTGCACCAAAACAGAATTTAATTAGGAGATCACAATGAGTTTAAATCAAGATGTAGCGGCTATCAGTGGTGAGATTGAAAGTTGGTTGCTAGGAACTGGGACAGGCAATATCTTTACTTCTGCTTATGACACAGGTAAGCCTGTTATTTTAGCAGCCAACCAGAACATGGTTCTTGCTACGGCAGGTGCGGAAATTGACGGTTTCGTTAACTCTGTAGAGGTAGGCACCATTGGTGGCTATTCATGGGGTGGCGTACTGATGGAAGGCAGAATTTGGACTATTGTTGGTCCAAATCAAGGCGCAACCACCATGAAAGTGGGTGACTATGTTGTAGCCGACACTCAAGCAGCGTTGGGTGCAGCACTTACTAATCAAACATGGACAGACTATCCAGGCACGATTCCTAGTGTACCCACTGGTCCAACTGCATTAGTTAAAACAGGTACTCCAGCGCACCGTTTCTGGAGATGTATACGTATTATCGGCACAGGTGCTGCTGGTAGTGAAGTTTTATTAGCCCTTTGTTAAGATAAGGAAATCACACATGTCATTTACAAATTTATCAATCAGAGTAAAGGATGCACAAGGTGTATCAAGACAGACAGATGTCCCTGTGTCTGCAGAAACTTACAAGTTAGCCTCAGAAAATGGGCAAACTCTTTCTCAATATATTAACGCCAGTTATCCTACAGACGAAAAAGCTGAAGGCACTGCTTACCAGCAAATGCTTACCTCTGCAGGTCTAGCAGTTAAACCAGACATCGCTACAGGCCTAACATCAAGCCGCATGAGCAATGTGTTAAACGGTGGACCACAAATGGCCGTCGTTAGACCTGACGGCACACAAGCGTTGACTGTTGCAGGAAGAATCTTGTTTCCTTCAGTTATTTTAGAGCTTATGAATCACGCGCTGTTAGAAGACAACACCGCTTATGAAGGTGTATATAACAGCTTCGTAGCTAAAACAACTACAGTTGACAGTGAGAGAGTTGACCAACCTGTTGTGAACGTCACCGCCCCTCGCAACTCACGCTCGCAAAGCATCGCACAGATGGCAGAACCAACCCGCATGGTTAGCATCTCATTAAGCGACAGATCCTACAACATTCAGCCTCGCTCGATCGGCTTTGAGATTTCTGAACAAGCACAAAAAAGCACTACTTTAGATTACGTATCAACAATCTTAACTCAACAAATTATTGGGGAAAGAGGCGCGTTAATTGACGAATATTTAGGTAAAATGTTGAATGGAGATATAGACTTAGGTTTATCTGCGTTAACATCAGAAAACATCAGCTCATACGACCCACTTGCAACAGGCGGAGTTGTCACTAACAAAGCATGGATTAAGTGGCTGCGTAAAGATTGGCGCAAACTTAACATTGATACAGTTATTTGCGACTTAGACACCTTCTTAGCCGTGCAAAACCGTGTGGGAAGACCTATTATTGTAGAGGATGCGGGTAATGATACCCGTTTAACTTCGTTACCTACTTTATTGTTGCCAAACATCCCTGGTCAAATCAAATTCTTCCCTGTTGACACTGCGTTAATTGGTGCTAACACAATGGTGGGTATTGACTCACGCGTTGCTATTCACAGAATGGTGTATGCTTCAGGTTCTTACAGTGCAATTGAAAGTTACATTATGCGTAGATCAACAGCGATGAGGTTTGATTTTGCAGAGATGTCAACCAGACTATATCCTAAAGGTGATGGCTGGAAAAAACTGATTTTAGCTTAATACTTTCGAGACCGCCCATTATGGGTGGTCTCTATCCCAACTATTTATTGGAGACAAGCATGATTGATGAAACTGCTGCAAAGCTACCAAGAAAAAACCTAAAAACCTCTGTTTTCTTAATGGTAGTATCTGAGCACCCTCTTGTAGAGCCTTTTACACACCAACGGTTTGAGCCAAGCGTGTCAACAGAAACCTCAGAAATTACTCCGTGGCTACAGATGCAGATTACTGCTGGCTTAATCAAAGAAATTAAGTAGTTTAGGCCAACAGTATGACCTCTATACCCACACTGCAATTAAAGCAAGGTGAGACATTCGAGATAGAATTAGCGTACCGAGAAGACGACGGCACCACTAAGAAATCTCTCGAAGGAGTTACTTTGTCCAGCCAAATCAGGGATGGAAGGGATAAATCAGTAGCCACGCTTGTTTTAGATGTATTAAACAGAGCTGAAGGGGTGGTGCTTATTACAGCCCCTGACGGGACAGCTAAATGGCCTATAGGCACGCTTTATTGGGATATTAAAGAACAAGTAGCTGGGTTTACAAAGATAACAAACACTAGTACAATCATAGTTGACAAACCTATCACTCGCGTATGAGTAAGTATGTTCTAAACAAACCAGTTCATAGAAATGTTTTTTATCTTATCTCATCTGGGGCGGCCACAGTTGTTTACGCTCCTTATGAAGTAACAGTTCTGGACTCCACTGCTGACTTAGGTAGTACACCTGTAGCCACTGCTACACAACCTTTGTTAGCGGTGCTAGTAACAACGCCTCCCACGGCAATCAGAAATAACAGGTTTATATTACCGTATAAACCCAGTGGAGGCATAGTATTAGGGTTGGCTTTGGTCTACTCCGAGACAGGGGAAGTGGCCCAACATACGAACATAACTATTTCTGAGATAAGTGGAAGCTATTACGCTTACTTCAACGATCCTACACCTGTCATAGGGACAGGTATCGTTTCTTACTTAACTTATGATAACTTATGATAGATTATGATTGTCAGGGACTTTTATTTTGCAGCATGGGCGATAGATCAAGGAATTAACTATCGAATCGAAGAGGGGTTTTTGTATTTAGATATTGATACGGTTCTTTTAAACCAATTACAGCAAAACTATAAACCTCTTAAGCCTTATTTCAACCGCATTAGAAAACTTATCAAAGAGGTTAACGCCTCAAGAAAGCAAAAACACTAATTTACTTTATATCTAGGAGATAAAATGGAAACATACGAATTAACAGCAAAACAACTTTCTGATGTTGTGGATTATTTAGCAAGCAGACCATTTAAGGAAGTATATACCTTGATCGGTATGATTCAGTCCGCCACTGCAAAAGTAGAAAAGGAAGAAGATAATGGCTAATTACAAAGAGACATCTGTAACAGGCATAGCAATAAAATATGTTAGATGCCAATCAGGGAACTTTTACTTTGGTAGCCTCGGCAACAACTCAGTAGTGGGTGGAATGGGGTTCTCTGAAGAGGAGGTTACTACCCTCCCTGATGGAGAAATATATACAAAAGCATTGTCTAGTTCTGTTCACACTTCCTTAGCAGACGATGCTGCGCCTTTTAATGTGTATAACCAAGACACTGGTGAGGTTACCGGCACAACAACCATCGCTGAACTTAAAAACATATTGTACTCAATATACCGTTTAGCTGCTTCCCAACGAGATGCTCAACCAGCTTAGTCATGACTACACTACTCTATACAGATTCTGGTAACGTGTTAGGCATTTTAGGTCTTTCAGGAGAGGATATTCAGGAAGGCTTATTTGAGAGAGGGGATATAGAAAAGATGCTGCGAGCAGAGCTGCATACGTGGCTGCCTGCTCACGCTGACTACTTTATAACCGAGTGGGAGTCCGCAACGGCGGATGAGCACTTCAGGTCAGACTGTCTTTCTATGTTCTGCACGTACTTCTGCGCAAGCAAAGTAGCTGAAGGTAGTTTAGGCATTATGTCAAATGAGAGTGACGGACAAAACGAGTATACTCGTTTTGCTTCGTTAGACCTAAAATCCATCTCAAGAGATATGGAACACAAGGCATCAAAATACAAACAATATTTTTTAAACACTTTGGAGGTGGTTCCCCTATCTGTGGTTCCTTTCGCAGTGTCCAACCCTTCCTACGACCCTGTAATAGGTTAATGAGTTTACGGCACGCAGCAAATAGGTTTAGGGTGGTATACCTGGACTGTTGGGACGGAGCAGGGTGGTACAAAAAAGTAGTGCGCTGCTCTTTTTCTTCTGCATCAAGAACCTTGTCTGACGACCCAAAAAGCCACAGACTTAGACGAATCTTAGTAGACCCAAGAGAAGGGCTGCCTGAGCAATACACTGCTGTAAAGGTGGCCAATACACAAGATATTTACCTAGTATGCGCTTCTTCAAGTGAGTACGACGAGTTTAATGTCTACAGCAAGGTTGTCCTGCTTAGACAGGCTTCCTATGTTTGTGAGCTATTTAAAGCCAACAAGATAACGGCAGCCTCTGGATTTAAGACTGTTGTCTCGAAAGCCTCTATGGGTACATACCCTTGTGATAAGTTACATAGCTCTTTAACAAGCTCAGAACAAATTCCTACTGCTAAGCTCTCCTATGAGACAATATTTTTACCTGCCAAAACCCCTGTAACAGCTTCACAAGAATTACACATGCTGGGTAATATATACAACATAGAAGAAGTACATTACATGGACGGAATACTTCAATGCCATTGTTTGGTTTACAAAGGGGAATCTTAATGTCGCCAAGTGAATTCTCCCTTGCGGTAAAATCCACAATAGACAAACTAATTTACGAATTAGCCTCTTCTAATAATTATGACTTCTTTGACCTAGATGGCTCATACCTGCTTCCAGAACAAGCCGAATCAACTAAGCCCGCAATAGCTTGGGGGTTGCTTAACTTCAGTGAAAGAGATAGAGACCCCTACTATGCTATCAATTTTGAAGTAGGGGCAAAAACAGCCAATGATGAGTCTCAATACACTAGCATGAACCTACTTGGGTTAATACAAGGCGCATTTCCTGTTAACAAAAACATCTATGTTTCTGATTACAGTAAAGAATCTGGGCCTTCAGTTGTAGCGGGGTGTATGACAATCACTTCTTCTGTATCTACCCCTCCCAGCTTTGATAAAGTTTCTGGAACTAGGGCAGTGCAACTGATTGCTGCAGTGCAGAGATTTATATGAATGGGGTAACTATTCGCCCTTCACGATCCACTCGCGCGGGTTTATCTATTTCTCAGAAAGTTGAAGTGGCTGCTGTACAGAGCAGGGTATTAAAAAAAGAACTGGAAGAAATAGCTGCGGCTAAAAGAAAACAGATTATACATGAAGCTAAAGAATACTTTGCAGAAATGGTGGCGCAGTCTGTAGACCTTATAGATAAAGGGGCGCTAGAGGTGACAACCTCTAGGGTAGCTTCTAGGAAAGGGAAGAAGCGCAACGCTGCAAGCAGATTTACGGCAAGAATAACTCGTAAGCTGGCCACCCCGCAAGGAGAGGATGTAGCTATAGATGTGGATTGGAGAGTCTTGTCTTACAATTACCGAGAGAAGTACCCAAGGTCTCGGAGGTTTTTTTTAAAACGGTGGGAGGCTCTTGGTAGGCCAGACCTGATGCAAGAATCTACAGGAGGAGCGTTTGTCACTAACTTTAAGCATATTAAAGCCATAAAAGATCGTATCAGGCTTACCTCAAGCTACCAAAAGGATACTATAAAAAACTTGAAGTACAACTGGAAGGGGAAAGGAGCAGAGAGGGTCTTATCCTATGGTTTTACTATCAGCTACCCTAATTTAGGCCCTAGGTATGACGCGCTGCGCCAAGCGTTTATACACGGAGCAGGTGTAGATAGATTGGACGATTCTGCGCCGGTAGCCATTAAGCATTACGACCTGAATGACTATGGTATAGCTAGAGCCGAAAATGATAGGCCCTTATTGCGACCTATAGCAGCTAAAGTAGGAGCGGCTTTTAGGGCCAGACTGAAAAACATGAAAACCCAAAAAAACTCTAAAAAACGTAAATAATTGTTATTGTTAGTATAAAAACGGCTTATAATTAAGCCATCACCGAAGTACCTTCATTACTCACTGCCCCAAGGAGGGGATAAATATGTCATTTGGTTCAGCTCAAACAAACAAAACGCTAATCGGAACTGTCGAACTTCGTATCGGCATGTTAAACGAAGCAAACAAACTTACTGCTATGCACTCTGTAGGTATCGTGGATTCTGTTAAATTAGAGTCTACTACTGACACTGCTGAGTTAATGGCAGGTTCTCCCCAACGCCAAGTAGATGTTGCTATCACAAAATCGTCTACTACGTTCACTGCGACAATGCGTGAAACTTCACGTCGCAACATGAACATCTTACTAAGTAACCCAGATATTGCTCCTGACAGTGCTTCTGCTCACGTAGTGGGTACAGTATCTACTTTAACTCCTTTACAAAAAGGAGCTAAAACATTAGGCGCATTTTCAGACCTTACTGGTCAGATAAGAGCAGGGGATGTAATCGGGGTATTTCCTGTATCAACTCCAGCTGAATTTCAACTATGTGAGGTTCAATCTGTAAGTGGAGCAAGCAATGCATCTACTCAAACTACTACTCTGTCTGGATTTACAACCCCTACTGCCTTTACTTCCACAGCAACGCCCTTGGATTTAGCAGTGGGTGCAGCCCCTACGCTGTTAGTAGGAGGTAAAGACGCGGAGGCTTTGACGTTTAGCTATCGAGACGGAGAAAAAGTAAACGTGGCAGCAATTGCAGGTGGCGCGGTTACGTTTACCTACGTTGATACTAACGCAGCACCTGCTACAGGCGCAAGCGTTACTTTTCTGTACGATGTGGTCACAACAGCCGCAGGTGTTGACACGGTTGTTATTAAAGCAGGTGTCGTTTACTTTGTTAAGACTTCT